TTACCCTAGGTGGGTCAGATTTACATCGGCAGGTGGGCCAGTTTTACATCGGTAGCGACAATTGTTAAGGTAAACGGATTTGCCATCTACCTGCAGGCCGAATGGCTTGCTGTCTACCTCATCTTCCTGGCCACCACTACGGATAAGTTTCAAAAGGTCTGATATTTCTTTTTCAGTAAGAGCTGCGTTGTCTATTTTGTGAGCGCGCGCATTTCTCACCTTATTGACGTATTTCAATTCATCATATGAATATTTATTCAGCCCAAAATTAGAAGCAAGTTTTAGCTTGGCGGCGTAGGACATCGTAAGGCTCTCACCGAAGCCCTCAAAAAACTTTGCATTGCCTGAAGCTGCGCAGCAGAAGGCCTCAATCATTTGCTCTGTTATCAGGTGGACCCGTAAAACTACGCCGATGTCATCTTCGCTTGTTAGTGCGGATGTCACTCTGCCCCATGTTGTATCGTTGTTGATAAACATAGATTCGAAAATAGCTTTGTTCACAGTCATTCCTTTTAATTTGACACTTTTCTATGTGTTTTCCGGAGGAAAAATGGAATCTACACAGACTTTTTACTCGTATTTTGACTCTGATGGAAGGGAGCGTCTTCGTATAGGAATTCTGGATCAAGCCGAAGAAGGTTCTGGTTTTAATAATCAAAGGTTTGATCACATACCTGTAAAAACCATGGAAGTAAATCGTGGTGCTGATAATCAGTCATGGGAGCGCATTGGCGATAACGAGCAGTGGAGCGCGCGCTTCTCAGACGAGCTAAAATCTGAATGGTGTGGACTGTCCGAAAAGCAACAGAAGTTGTTATACGATGCTTTTCAGGAAATGGCCGATGATGCTTTCAATCTTGCTTGCGAGTTAAGAGAGCGATGATGCAACGTTAGGTTATTTCTTGCTTCCAATTGCATAAGATAGGCTTTAGGATTTATCCCATAAAACCTCATGGGGATAGGGATATGAAGAAGGCGGTTTTCGCTGCGCTGTTATGTTTATTTGGTCTGCCAGTATTTGCTTCGGTAAGCCTGACGCCGAATGAAGTTGAGTGGTTAAAGTCTAAGGCTGATGCGGCTTCTTTGAATTGCGACACATATTCAAAGGAAGGAAAAAAAAGCGTTAAAGGTTTAAAAATATCGATTCCGGATGCTTATTACAGTAAGTATAGGCTCTTACCTGAATCTAAGCTGAACTGTCTCCTTATGGAAGACCACCTTGGAAGTGGTGTCAATCAGTTGGTAGTGAATGAGGTAGCTAATATTGACGGGAACGAAGTAGAGATTCCTCATCATCTAGGCGCGGCAATCATCAAAGGGAATTCCGAATCAGAGCAATGGGTGGCGGCATGCTCTAAAGATGCAATTGATGACAGCGTGACATGCAACATTCACCAGAAAAACCTTTTTATCTTTAAGCAAGGGAATGGTTATACGGTAGTGGCGGCTGGTCGGGGCGCGCAAAGAGGAACTTCCTTTGTGAGGGTTGATAAAAGCAAAGCCTTAAAAAGTAATTCTGACGGTAGATTTGATGTTGACCAGTCACAAGCCATAATTTCTGCTTTTACAGAAGGGAAGAAGGCGATAGTAAGAAGCCCATCCTCTGATGGTGATAATCAAGATGAAACTATCAGCCTAGGTAATTTTACTTCAGCGCTGAAGGTCATGAACCTCATGGCTGACTCAAGAATGTAGACAAGATAATCAAAGAAACCTCGCTTCGGCGGGGTTTTTTTATTGCCTGGAGAAAACATGGCTGAACAACAATCACGCCTTGCGATCGTCATCGACAGCACTGGTGCGCAGCGTAACGCAGAAGGCCTTGCAGGCGCACTGGCAAAGATGACGCAGGCCGGGCAGAAGGCCGCAGATAGCGCTGGCAAGACAGCTAAGGCGACGGATCAGGAAGCGAAAGCTCTCTCTGACCTGCTCGACCGGATTGACCCAGTTAATGCTGCCCTGAACCGTTTAGACGACCAGCAACGTCAACTTGCTAAATTTCAGGCTAAAGGATTTATCGATACTGACACGTTTAGTGAGTACTCGAAAAAAATTGAGGATGCTCGAGGTCGCCTTACTGGTTTCGCCGATACAGCTGGGAAGGCAGGAATTTCAGCCAAACAAGCAGCGTATCAAATGCGCATGATTCCTGCGCAGATGACCGATATTGCCGTTAGCTTGGCTGGTGGGCAAAATCCATTAATGGTGCTGCTCCAACAGGGCGGGCAATTAAAGGATATGTTTGGAGGTATAGGTCCAGCAATCCGAGGCGTTGGCACTTATATCAGCGGCTTGGTGAATCCAGCTACTGTTGCAGCTGCATCAATGGGGGCGCTAGCTCTTGCTTATTATCAGGGAACGGAAGAGCAAGATGAGTTCAACAAATCGCTGATACTCAGCGGCAATACCCTAGGCGTTACGGCCGGGCAATTAGGCCAAATTTCACAGCAGGTTGCTCGCGTAACAAACACTAGCGTCGGCAACGCAGCATCAGTACTAAATCGGGTCGTAGCATCAGGTAAAATCTCTCGCGATACACTTCAGGAAGTTACAGCGACTATCATCAACATGAGTAAAGCGACCGGTCAGGCTACGGACGGAATGCTTTCTGACTTTGAAAAGATAGCGAAAGACCCGGTTGATGCGATAGCTAAGTTAAACGAGCAATATCACTTCTTGTCAGCCGAGACCTATAACCGCATTAAAGCTCTGCAGGATGAAGGCAACACTACCGATGCTGCACGTCTGGCTACCGTGGCGTATTCAGGAGAACTTAACCGGCGCACAGTAGAAATTAGAAATAATCTCAGCGATCTTGAAAGAGCGTGGGATGGCATTTGGTCTTCCGCATCGGCAGCTTGGGACGCTATGCGTGACTCCGGCAGGACTCAGTCACCAGAAAACCAACTTGCAACATTAGAAGCCAGCCTAGCCGATGCCCGGCAGCGACAAGCAGAAGGCGGAATCTGGAACAGGTTTACGGCAAATGCTAATGGCTACAACATTAGCGAAATGGAGCAACAGATAGCCACCCTGAAAAGTCAGATAACCACTCAGGGGGTTTTGAATAACGCCATTTCTGATTACCAAGAACGACAAGACAAAGCAATAAAGACACAACAGGAAGCAGATCGCTCCGGCCAGCAGTACATGAACAACGCCGAGCGTCGGGCTAAAGCTATCGAGAAAGAAAACAGCTTCCTGAAGGCCGGCGCCATTACCGCAGAGGAGTACGCCCGCCGAGTTTCTCGCATAAACGACATGTATAAGGATCCCAAGCAGCCTAAGGGGAAAGCCTATACAGAAGACGCCGGTGCAAGGATGCTTGACCAGTTGCGTCAGCAGCAGCAGGTGCTGATGAGCCAGGCCGACACTGGCGAGAAGATTGGCACGCAGCAGCAGGCGCTGATTAAGTGGGAGCAGCAGCTCTCAGACATCAAGAGCAAGCAGACGCTTACCGCTGACCAGAAATCACTGCTTGCCAGCGCCGACCTCATCACCTCTCAGTTGCAGCAGAATGCGGCGCTTGAGCGGCAGATTGAAACTCGTGAGAAGCTGCTGGCACTGGATAAGGCGCGCGCTGACATCACGCGAACCATCACCAACCGGCAGAGCCAGTACGCAACCGACGAGCTATTCGCCGGCGGTGGACTGAGCCAGAACGAGCAGCAGCAGTACACGCAGCGCCTTTCACTCGAGCAATCCTACAACGACAAAATCACGCAGCTTCGCCAGAACCGGGCGTCGGCTACGAGTGATATTGCCCGCGAAGAGATTGACCAAGAGATTCAGCTGCAGCAGCAGGCGCTGCAGACGGAGCTGAGCAACTACGACAACCACATAGCCCGAATGAACCAGCTACGCGGCTCATTCACTGCCGGCGCATCGCGTGCATGGCAGGAGTATCAGGACAGCGCTGCGAACGTTTCTGCGATGTCTGAACAGCTTTTCACCAATGCCTTCGGCAATATGGAAGATGCCCTGGTGAAGTTCGCTACGACAGGCAAGGCATCCTTCTCTGATTTCGCTAACTCTGTGCTCTCTGATATCGCCCGCATCGCTATCCGTCAGTCTCTGGTAGGGATAGGCTCAAGCCTGTCAGGCAGTCTGGGTGGCCTTTTTGGCGGCGCAGCAGCATCAGGAGCCGCTTCGGCTGCATCTTCAAGCAATGCCTTCTCCAGCGGTGCTTACAGCAACCTCAAGCTTAACGCGAAGGGTGGCGTATACGACTCACCATCTCTGAGCGCTTACAGCGGGGACATCTACGACTCACCAAAATTCTTTGCCTTCGCTAAAGGTGCTGGCGTATTTGGCGAGGCGGGGCCAGAGGCAATTATGCCGCTCACGCGCTCTTCTGATGGCTCGCTGGGCGTCAGGATGGTAGGCGGAGGCCAGGCAGCCTCTGTGAAGTCTGGTGATACGATAATTCATCAGACCATTCAGGTAAGCGGGAATGGTGACGCAGCGCTTCAGAGAGCCATGGAAGAGGCTGCGCGTAAGGGGGCAACAGACGGCGCTAAGCGGGCGCGTCAGGACATGCTGCAGGACTTCCAGACCAGAGGGCAGGGTCGCCGATTGCTGGGCGTATAAATAAGGAGTAAATAATGGCAGATGTACTGGAGTGGCCCGGACCAAATCCTTCCTCGTTAGACTGGCATCTCGAATCAAACACCAAAACCTTTCGCTCCCCATTTAACGGCTCATCACAGACAGCCCGGTTCCCCGGCTCCCGGTGGAAGTGCACCGTGGAGTATTCGGTTCTTGATGAAAACCAGGCCAGAAAGATTGAGGCGGTTATAGCCGCACTGGATGGAGAGTACGGGCGGGTGAGAATAAGGGACTGGGGCAGGGATGGCAAAGCGCCTGCTGGCAACCCGCAGGTTTCAGATCCAGAGCAGACTGGCACAACACTGACCACGAGCGGATGGACAGCTAACACCCTCGTGATGAAGGCGGGGGATTATTTCACCGTAAATTCAGAGCTGAAAAAGGTGACAGCAGATGTAACCAGCGACGCATCAGGCGTGGCCGCAATTACGTTCGCCCCAATGCTCCGCTCATCGCCGGATGCTAACAGCCCGTTAGAGGTTCAGTCACCGTGGGGGATTTTCAAACTGGCAGATAATTCACAAGGCGTTTTTAAGCGCTCACCCGGCCTGATTTCATCAACCACCATCGAATTTGAGGAGGCATTCTGATGCAGTATTCGCCATTTTCAGACTCCATGGTCGACTGGATGTCACGGGATAGAGTGACGGTGGCAATCGCCGCCAACGTGCAGTTTGAATCGGGAACAGTATATGTTCACTCGGGAACAGGCACGCTAACCCTGAATGGATTCGTGTATTACGGAATGGGCAGGATGGGGGCTATCGATGATGTTTCAGAGACAAGCACCACCAGTCCCTCACAGCTAAAACTCACGCTGTCTGGTCTGGATATATCCCTCTTTGCCACGACCCTGAATGAGCGTTGCGTAGGGAGAACCGCAGAAATATTTCTGGTGGCTATTGATGACAACGGCGTCCCGCAGGTTGCTGACCTTATTTTCCAGGGGAAGGTTTCCAGTACCGGGGCAACCGCTGGCGAAACCAATGCCCTGCAATACACAGTAAGCAACATTTTTGAGGACTGGCAGCGACCGTTCCCTGACCGTTATACCGATGAATCTCAACAGTCAGTTGAGCCAGGTGATCGCATATTTCGCTATGTTGCGCAGATGTCAGAACGGTCTATTTACTGGGGGAGCCAGAAGGACGCACCGGGATTTACCTATTCGTGAGGTTTTATGAAAAATTCTGACTGGCAAAAAAGCCTGGTAACCCTGATTAAGGCCGCTGAAAAGTGGCCTTTTTTATGGGGTGAGCATGACTGCTGCCTGTTCGCTGCCGACTGCGTCAAAGCGATGTGCGGAGAGGATTTCGCCGCAGAATTCCGGGGTACATATGACAGCGAAACGGGTGCCAAAAAGGCTCTGTTGCGTGGCGGTGGTTCACTCGAGAAGGTGATGGCACGATTTCTTGATGAAGTGAAGCCAGCGCTTGCACAGCGTGGTGATATTGCCGTGATTGAGAATGCTGGACGCAGATGCGCCGGGGTCATTTATGGCGGCGCCGTCTGGGTACCAGGAGAGAGAGGTCTGGTCGGGTTACGGGTTAAGCCGCTGAGCGCATGGAGGGTTCGCTGATGCCTGCAGCTATTCCAGTCATCGCTTCTGTTGCCGCAGGCATTGCTGTGGCAAATGAAGCATATGCTATTGCCATGGTGATCACCGTGGCCGCTCAGATCGCCTCTCAGGCGCTGGCAAAGAAGCCTTCTATCGATTCATACAGAGATATGCAGGAGAGGAAGCAGGTGCTGCGCGCCGCCGCAAGCGCCAAGACGGTTGTTTATGGGAAAACACTGTCAGCCGGGACACTCTTCTTTTCCGAAGAGCAGGCAGGCGATCAGACTGATGGTGAACTGTTACACCTTGCAATAACGCTCGCCGGTCACCCAATTACCGGCGTTGGGGCAATTTACCTTGGTGATGATGACATTTCGACCTATGGCGACAGTGCGTCATACGAAGTGCATATTGACCGGCAAACAGCGGATCCATACATGCTGGATAATTCGCCGTCATGGAAAGACGACATGATTGGCAAGGGCATCAGCTGGTTAAGGGTCACACTTAAGTTTGACGCTGAGAAGTTCCCGTCCGGCATCCCAAATATAACCGCAGAAAAGATGGGTCGCACCGTCTATGACCCTCGCACTGGCCTGACCGTTTACAGCAACAACGCCGCTCTTTGCATTCTGGATTATTACCGGAATTACCTGAAGGTTTCCGACGACAATATCAACTGGGACCAGTTCCAGGAGGCTGCAAACATATGTGATGAAAGTGTCACAAGTGAAAGCGATCAGACTGAGCCACGCTACACCATCAATGGTGAATTTGATCTGAGCGAAAACAAAGCAAGCATCCTTGAATCTATGCTTTCAGCCTGCTCAGGCGAAGCAACGTATATTGCTGGTAAGCACGGTATTTTGGTGGGTGCCTATTATGGCCCTGCCACCGAGGTTATCACTGAAAGTCAGCTGGCTGGCGATATTGAAATCATGCCAGAGGTTTCACAGTCCGATCGAGTCAATACCATTAAAGGCACGTTCACCGATCCACAGCAGCGATACTCAGAAGTCGACTTTCCGACTGTATCTGTTACGGAATGGGTCACTGAAGATGGGGTAGAAATATCCCAGGATTTAAAACTGAGGTTTGTTACTTCCGAGTTTCAGGCTCAGCGCCTTGCAGATATTAAACTTAAGCGCACCCGCATATCCAGAACGATGAACATTACCCTCAACTTAAGTGGGTATCGTTATCGGCCCGGTATGTATGTGAAGGTCAATTTCCCTTCGTTGGGTATCGTTGATGTTGAAATGCGGGTAACCGACTGGAAATTTGGCATCCAGAATGGCGTGCAACTGACGCTGAAGCAGGAAACTGCCGAGGTGTGGGCTGATGCCATTGGTAAGCCCATTGAGCGGCCACCATTCACGCAGCTTCCTACAGGTGGCGTAGCTCAGCCTCAGAACCTCAAATATACCGTTGAGGAAATTGGTCAGGTTGTGCAGGGCGTACTGTCATGGCAGAACATCGGCCAGTACGTTTATAACCAGGTCCTTATTCGTAAGGATGGAGAGCTGGTTCTTTCCGTTCAGGTGCCGGGATCGTTTACTCGCCTGACCGGCCTGCTTCGCGATACTTATACCGCGCATATAATAGCGGTGAACCAGATGGGAGCCTGGTCTCCAGAGGCATATCTTGAATTCAGCATCGAAGCGCCACCGCCTCCTTCTGCAGTTGAACAAAAGCAGGGTTATTTTGCTGTAACTCTCATCCCTCGCATTAATGAGGTCACAAATGTTTCGACGCAGTTTGATTTCTGGACTTCAGGGTTAACACAGCTTCCCAATTCCAGTCAGTCTACAGTTGAAGCAAACGCCAGCCGGTCTGGTATTGGCAGCAACTGGACTGCTCACGAACTTAAAATTGGCCCAACATACTACTGGTATGTGCGCACAATAAACGCGTTTGGCACGTCAGCGTTTGTTGAAGTACCCGTTGTGTGCAACACGGACACCGGTGAGCTTATTGACTACATAGACGAGGGAATTCGCAACTCTGAGGCATTCGAAAATCTCAGCGGTCAGATAGATACCAGTATTGAAGGGATTCTCCAGGCGGCTCTGGACAGTGACTCTACGACCACTCATCAGATGGTTCAGTCAGGGAAAAACCGGGCTGATATACTGAGCGTTCAGACGACGATTGCCAATAATGATAGCGCCTACGCTCAGAAGTTTGAGCAGATTCAGGCTCAGTCAGATGAGAACACATCATCTGTACAGCAGGTATCAAGTGCTTACGCAGACCTCAGCGGAAAGCTGTCTGCCCAGTGGGGCGTAAAAGTCCAGATTGATAGTAACGGAATGAAGTATGTTGCCGGGATGCAGTTGGGTGTTGAAGGAAATGGCGGGTCTACACAGTCTTTTGCTTTGTTCAGCGCGGATACTTTTGCAGTTTATAACACATCCAATCAAAGTTATCAGCTGGCTTTCACTGCGGTTAATGGTCAGGTATTTATAAATGATGCGTTAATCAACTACGCCTCGATAACTCTCGCCAAGATTGGATCCTGGTATTCAGCAAACTATGTGTCAGGCAGATCAGGGACAATCATGCGCGCTGACGGCTCGTTTGAGTTGTACGGCGGGAGCGGCACGGCTGGTGGCACTGTGTTTAATTCGGAAGGGATGGCGGTTTATGACTCAAATGGAGTTGAGCGCTTTAAAGCCGGGAGACTTAACTAATGGCCACATTTGGAATTCGAATTACCCCTGATGATGGGGGTAAGCCACTTATTTTAGATGGCTCTATGCGGTATGCGTCGTTCCTTGGTAGTGCAGCCTTACCGGCAGCGGCGCGATCCGTTAACTTAAAGCAAATGCCGTCCAACTCAATGCCAATTATAGTGCCGCGAAACCTTGTAAATCTTTATGAAACAGGAAACCCGTCAAGTCCGACCAATATTTACTATGGGCGCTCCCTGAGTTACAGCGGCAACACGCTAACGTATGATGTTGGTAATAACACAAACGGGGCAGCCACAGCAAATAACTATGCGGGAACTGTGGATGTCTTTTCCGTGGCTTATGCAGCCAGTCCTGGCGAAGTATACGGTGTCAGGATTACTAACGGTGCTAACTTCATGGAAATCACGGATACGTCGTATCTGGGGTTTGTTACATACAGAAGCACCATAAGTATAAACGGGGCCTGGACGATACCTTCCGATATTGTTGCTTTGGGTAACTATATTGTTTTTGCCAGATGGTCGGACGCGAATACGCCTTTATTTCTGGACAGGGATACTAACACCATAAGGACATACAATGCCTTTAGTAGCACAAACGGGTCGGAACAGGGTGGGTCTGTTTCAAACATACAAATTGTGGTCGTATCTTGTGGATTTACACCCGCTTTACCCGTCTCAGGATACGGTATGGTTATTCGCAACGCAGCTAACCAGGTGACCTATTCAAGCAGGTATCCACCAGTAATGTGGCCAGACGCATATTACGATATTCCTGGTTACGAGAACTATGACGACAGTACAGGCGAAGTGCTTTCATGGGCCAATCCGACAGGCAGTGTTTCACAGCCCATGATCCCGCTCTGTAGTTTGGGCATGCAAAGGGGCGACTACACCAGGGAGTCCAATGGCTGGCAATACAGAATATGTTTACAGTCAGGAATGAAAATGAGCGGGAACTCTGTTTCGAGCGCCAGAGCACGCTCAGCTGGGTCAGAAATACTGGTTGGCACTGCTCCCAAAGCGGTTCAGGCGTCGTGTCGCTTACCCTGTATTGATGCCAGCTATTACTTCTGAACAACCAATTAAAACAATATAACCCGGCCACCGCGCCGGGTTTTTTATTGCCCGGAGATAAACTATGCCAGCAGGCACTATTACCCTGACTAACAATTCTGCAACCGTCACCGGTTCTGGAACAGCATTTTCAACTGAGCTGAAAGTAAATGACTTTCTGGTCTCAACTGTCGGCGGCGTAGCTTATACGCTTGGCGTGAAATCTATCGAATCAGATACTTCCTTAACGCTCATTGAAAATTACACAGGCCCGTCAGCTTCCGCTCAGTCATGGACGCCGGTTCCATATGGCACGATGGCAGCTATTACGGCACAGCTGGCCGCGCAGGTTACTTATGCCATACGCGGGCTTAACCTGGACAAGGCAAACTGGCAGCAAGTTTACAGCGCAACAGGAAATATCACAGTCACTTTGCCAGACGGAATTCAATATAGCGGCCCGTCCTGGAATAGCATCACCACTTCGCTAAACGCAAAAGCAAACACCACGGATGTTCTTACTAAAGCGGATAATCTGTCCAGTGTTGCAAATAAAGCTACAGCATTAGCTAATCTCGGCGCTTTGCCTGCTGCGGGTGGCACAATGTCAGGACCTCTGGCCCTTAACGGCAATAATATCACAGGAATTAATGTGATGAACTGGGTCAGTACGACTGCGCTCAGGGCTAGCCTTGCTAATGCAGGATTTAGTCAGGCCAGTGTAAGCTGTTTTGATATTCCTGGAGCTTCCAGGACTATGCGCATTATACATGCTTCAAATGTTGTTTCGCTTAACGTATCAGGAGAGGCTACAGTTTCTTTCCCTACGTCTTTCACTACATCAAGGGGCTTTGTTGTGGTCTGTTTAGGCGACAACACAGGAGGTACATCTGTGATGGAAATAAATGGAAATACTACACGTCTGTCTAATTTTGATATTCATGTTAACGGCCAAACATCATCTAACTGCCGCATATCGTATGTAGTAATGGGGTATTAAATAATGAAATACAGCATATCAACAAAAGGTTTTTACCCTTCTGACGAAATATCCCAGCTTCCTTATATAGAAGCAGGAACTCTTCCTGATGATTTAATTGATATATCAGATGAGGATTACGATAAATTTTTCAACCCTCCTGATGGCTATTATTCTGTATTTGATGAGCAAGGTCCGCGCTTAGAGAAAATACCCGAGCCTGATTATGTAGCGATTGCTGAGGCGCAGCGTGATTCGCTGCTGGCAGAAGCCACTACCGCAATAACCGTATGGCAGACCAAGCTGCTTATGGGCCGGAAGCTGACCACTGACGAAACCGAAAAACTGAACGCCTGGATGGATTACATCGATGTGCTTAATGATACAGACTTAAGTGACGCGCCTGATGTTCAATGGCCTACAAAGCCAGCAATTTAAAAAAGCCCGGCGACAGGGCAGAGGTAGACCGCGCCGGTCTGAGCAGGCTGCGGGGTGGGTAATTTGAGGCTAGTCACTCACTACTTTACCATCCAGCCAGTCCGCCCACCACTGCATCATCTCTCTGCGCTTGTCGAGGTATTGAGCATGGTTATAGATGCCGCGGATGTTGTTGCGGTCTACGTGCGCTAGCTGTCTCTCTATGGCGTCATGGGGCCAACCATGCTCATTCAGAACAGTACTGAACTGATGACGGAAGCCGTGACCACTGGCAATCCCTTCATATCCTATCTGACGAATAACCTGCAGAACGGCGGCATCGCTGATTGACTTGGATTTGTCATTGCGTCCCGGAAACACGAAAGGGGAAAGCGAGGTGATTGGCTTAATGAAGTTAAGCAACTCTTTCACCTGGCGCGACATGGGAACTACGTGCATCTTGCGATTCTTCATGACCTCCGCGTCGATGGTGATCATGTCGTTTTCAAAATCAATTCCTGCCCATTGCATGCTGCGCATTTCTTTCGTGCGCATGGCGGTGTATTGTAGAACCTGAGTGGCAATTCGAGAAATCACACTTCCTGAGTAAGTGGCGAGCGCGGCATTGAAAGCCGGTATCTGCTCGGCGGGAAGGAATGGGTAGTTCTTTTTCCGGTATCCTTTCATCGCATCGGCAAGGTCTGGCGCTGGGTTGTACTTTGCCCGACCGGTGACCACGGCGTATCTGAAAACCTCACCACAGCGGCGGCGCGCTTTGTTGGCACGTTCCATCGCGCCCCTGTCTTCAAACCTGCGTATCACCTTCAGCAGAGCCATAGGCTCCACATCATCCATTTGCATCTTTCCGATATAAGGAAGAATGTCATCATCAAACATGCGCCGTAACTCGCTGGCGTACTTCTCAGACCACACCTGCCTCTTGTGCTTATACCATTCCTCGAAAATCGTGCTGAACGAATCGGGTTTTTTATCCTTCTGCTTTTTCTTCACTGCAGGGTTAAGGCCGATGGCTAAATCTCGCTTCAGCTCGAATGCCATGCTCCTAGCATCCGCGGGGCCGATCTCCGGATACTTTCCGATCGTGTGAATCTTCTCTTTACCTTCGAACTGATAACGCACCTGCCAGACCTTTTTCCCTGATGCTGGCACATAAAGGAACAGGCCATTACCATCCGCAACGCGGTAGGGTTTTTCTTTCGGCTTGGCGGCGTCAATCTGCTTGATAGTGAGCATTGGGTAAAATCCGGGTGGGTAAAATTGATTTACCCAGAATTTACCCAGGCGATTAACTGGCTGTCAACGAACTATGGCGAACTTATGCGAACGGGTTAACTGGCGAATGCCTGATGGTAAGGGGATTTGGCGAACTGCTGGGGAGGGTGGCGAATCACGGGTTCGAATCCTGTTTCGGATTCGAATAGCCTGGTGCGAAAACTGACAGTGCCAGAATAGTGGCGTCACAACGGTGCCATGATGGAGTCATAACATTGCCATTACTTGCCTCTCTGTCTCTTGTGAATGCAGAATAGACCAGTAATTACAGAGAGTTAAATATACTTCGACGTTCTTGTTGCCGGCGGCCGTACAACTGGCACTGGCTCTGCTCCAGCCGTGGATGGGAAATCCTCTCGCCTTCAGGGTGTATCGCTAATGGGAATGCGTGAAGAAATTCAGGCTGAACTGGCCGAAGCGTTTGATGATGACCTTGCGGATGCTGTGAATACGTTCGATGGTCTCTACATCATCCAGGGCGAATGGGACCCGGCAACTGAAACAGGTGGTGAAACGCAGGTCATTTACACTGGGCGCGGTGATAGTGGAAGTGCTGACGCTGGGAGAGAACTGGAGGCCGACGATCTAAAAATAAAAGCCCGGTACTGGTGGGTGGCCGGGCTCAGCACAATCCGGTGCTAA